ACTGAAGACAACTACCTTACTTCAGAAGGAAGTATCGTACAAACTTTCAGTCAAGACATTACACAGCTTCTTGAAGATAACAAAAGAGCGCGTAACGCAACTAGCGACTGGAAAAAGTTTGATCCAAAACAGAATTACCATCAAGTTTTAGATTTATCTATGACTGATGCAATGAGAATTAAAAACGAACATGGTATTGATATTCTTAACGACACAGATATAGATTGGAAATATTTTTTTAAGCTCATCGAAACACACTACCCTTATATGAAAACCACAACAGCGAGACTGTAATGGCTTTATCAACAAACGCAGACCTACAGGCAGCAATAGCCGATTGGTTAAATAGATCAGACTTGTCAGCTCAGATACCTGACTTTTTGACGTTAGCGCAATTAAAAATAAACCGTAGACTATCTATCGTAGAACAAGAGATTCTCGCAGAGATCACTCCTGTAGCTCAGGCTACAACTCTGCCAGTAGGTACTAAATACGTTATTAGCGTATCAGACTCACAAGGCCGTAGAGTAGAAGCGGTATCAATGTCAGAGCTTCTTGACTACGCAGCAGAAGGTGGATCAGTAACACGATATTCAGTGTCTGGCGATAAGATTTACTTTGCGCCAACACCAGCATCAGATAATACAGATGCGTTTAGCGTTCTATATAGCGCAGACAAGGATTTAAACGGTGGCGATAGTGGCCCTGTATTATTGCAAGATATTTATTTAAACGCAGCACTTCACGAAGCTTACGTCTATCTAAAAGACGATGGTCGAGTAGCATACTTCAAAGGTATGGTTGACGAAGGTGTTGCAAACGTACAAGCAAGACGAGCCAAGCAAGGCGTTGGCAGAGCACGAATTAAAGACGAAAGTATAGCAGCCAATGGAGGCCCGTTAGTCTAATGACTTCATCAATAGTAAGAACGAACCCAACTGCGGGTACAGCTACAACCTCTAGCGTTAGAGATAACTTTGGTCATGCGGCTGATGAAATTAACCGTCTGTTACGAGCAAGCACTGATAAAACTACAACAGCTAACTCTGTAACTCTTACGGCAACTTTTGCGGATGTCCCGACATTCACCCTTGTTGATGGCATAAGAGTTTTATTAGAAGTTGCAGTGTCTAATACAAATACATCACCTACTTTAAATGTAAACAGCACTGGCGATAAAAATATAAAGAAAGCTGATGGTTCATCTCTAGCTGCTGGCGATCTTGTTGCTGGCGGTTACTACGAGTTTGTATATGACTCAGGTGAAGATGAATGGAAGGTATTAAACCTACCCATCTCTAAGGAAAAGAATCTACTAGAAACTATCCTTGGCGGTTTGTACCCAGTAGGAAGTCTGCTAACAACTACTGTAGCTACTGATCCAGGCACTGCTGATTACTTCTTTAGCGGTATTACATTCGGTACTTGGGAAGCGTATGCAGCAGGTCGTACTATTGTAGGTCTTGATACTGGCACTACAATAACCTCTGCAAGCTCTTCATCTAACGTAGTCACACTTGTTGTTGCGAGTCATTCACTATCTGCTGGCGATTCAATCGTTGTTAGCGGCTTTACAAGCGATACTGACGCTAATGGCACGTTTACAGTTGATAGCACAACATCTACAAACATTGTCTACACAGCGACAAGTGTTAGCGATGGTGCTTTAACAGGAACAGATTTACTCGTTAAGAATGCTGCCTTTGATACAGCGCAAGAAGTTGGTGGTGAGTCTAGCCATATGCAATCTGAATCCGAGGTTGCTAACCATAGACACCATCTTGTCGCAAACCAAACAGTAGCTGAGTCTGGTCACACTGGAGTCGATAACTATATAGCAACTCAAGCATCACAATCAGGCTCAACCAATCAGGCTTACATTTTAAGACCCACCACTGTTGAGGCTAATAGGTCGCTATCTAGTTTTAAGACTGTTGATTCTAGTGGTAACGAGGTCGCCCAGACTGCTATGAACAACTTACAGCCATACATAGTTACTTATATCTGGAAACGAACAGCTTAGGATTAGTCAATGCCATTTGAAACTGATAAAAGCGGTGGTTTTAAAATAGATGCCTCAGAGCTTCTAAAGACTGGCGTATATCCAGAAAGATTTGACCGTAAGATCCCATTTTGGGAGACTGTTGACGGTGTGCAGTATACCGAATTTGGTATGCGTAGAAAGGCTGGACGTTCGCCTATACATGATTACAAGGAATCTCCTCAGTCGTCTAACACGCCAATGCGAGGGCTTACAGCCACTCGTGAGTACGGCACTAAGGTTGCTTATGTTGCAGACTTAAACAACATATACTCGTATGTTCAGTCTGACTCAACAGCATCTCCATCTGGCTCAAGCTCTTTTAATACCGTTGGATCTGGCTACACTCTTATAAGAAACTCTGCTGGAACGACTTGGGATTCAAGCGAAGCTCTAACAATAACTGCTGCGGCCATAACAAGCGGAACTATCTCAATAACAACAGATAGCGATCATGGATTGATACCTGGAGAGTCTGTAACTCTTTCAGGCTTAACTGGTTATTCAAGCCCAAACCCAAACGCTACATGGACTGTAAGCTACCCAACAGGATCAGGCTTCACTCCGTCTAACGTAATTTCAATTCAAACTGGCACATCAACAACAGAAACATACGGCACAAGCGGATCAAGTCTAGCGACATTGCCTGAAACAAACTGGGACAATTCTAGTACAAGTTGGGATGAAGCGGTTAATGAATCAGATCAATGGGACTTCGAGACTTTTGGTTCGTTTGTAGTTGGCGCAAAAGGCTCAACTAAGCCAGTAATTAAGAAGAACAACGTAAACTTTAACACATACCATAACGATGAAGTTAGTGGCGCTGCAATCTTATCAACAAATACAGGCGGTGCTGGCTACAGTGTAGGCGACACATTAACAACAACTGTATCTCCTGCTGGTGGTAGTGGATTGACTGCTACAGTAACAGAGGTCAGTGCTGGAGTTATAACAGCGTTTGAGATCACAAACTTTGGGTCTGGCTATAGTAATGGAGATGTAATTACATTCTCTGGCGGAACAACTCCTGCCACAGCAACTCTTACTGTACCTGAAATAGACTTTGACTCTCTTGAGTGCTTCCACCGTCAAGGGCCACACATGCTTGCGTTTAACTACAGCAAAGGCAATGTAGATTACAGCACAAGCTTTGCGTGGTGTAGTGCAGACGACTTAGACACATGGACAGCAGCAGCAACAAACACTGCTGGTAGTCTTTTGATTCGTGAAGCAGAAACACCCATTCGTTGCGTTACTCAGTTAGGCACTAACCTTGCCGTATACACAGAGACACAGATGTTTCTTGTTAGCTATGTTGGTCTTCCTAATATCTTTGGCTATCAAGTTGCTTTAGAAGGAAGTGTAGGCGCTGTATCACCAAACTCTGTTGTGTCTGTTGGTAGAACTAACTACGGATTGAGTAGAGATGGCTTCTTTATGACTGACGGAGCATCTGTAAGAATGATTGGTCGCGAAAGCGGTATGAACCAATACTTCAGAGATAACGTGTCTGATAACGAGCTTGCACAGGTTTACGCTTTTGAGAACTCTAAAGAGAATGAATGTGTTTGGGGTATACCTAAAGGCGGCACAGACAGCATAAACGAAGAGATATACTACAACTACAAAACTGGTCAGTGGGGCATTAGAACATCAAGAATATCTGCGTACCTTGATAGAGGTATATTCCATGATGCGTTATCTGCTGATTCCAATGGATGGTTGTACACTGAAGGAGATACTCCTAACTTACAAGATCCTGACACAGCCGTTAATCAAACAGTGTCAGCTATCACCAAGGCTCACGATCTTAACAACGCAGATAGAATCAAAGAGATCACAGCTATTCGCGTAGGTAAAGAAGGTAACGGATCTCCGAGAATGTCTATTGGGTTCTCTAGCACTGTAGATGCAGAACCTACATACTTAGATAAAGACTCATTCTTAATTGATGACTCATTTAAAAGCTTTCCAGTTAGAGCTGCTGGTCGATACATCCACATCAAGGTTGAGAGCTCAGGGTCTTCGGATGATTGGACATTAACCGATCTAGTTGTACAGGGTAGATTTGAGGGTGAGCGATAGTGCTGACTGAAGAATATAATCGCCCAGTAATTGAGGAAGAGCTAAGAAGACTCAATCAACGCATAGAAGATATGAAAAAGCTTCTTACGTTTATACCTGTTGCGGCTCCTGTTACAGATCCTAAGATCGGTATGATTATGTATGCTGATGGTGAGGAAAACACATTTAACGGTCACAGAGGTAGAGGTCTTTACCGTTATGACTATTTAAACAAGGATGTTGACGGAAACCTAGGCTGGATTAGATTTGCAAGCTCTGACACAGAGCCTTACGTCTTAACAGGTGATACTGGCGAGACTCATGCTTATGATTACTTGTCTGACTTTTTGCTTGTAAAACACTCAAGAACATCGACAGGCACGTGGACTGTTACCTTGCCAGATCCAAGCGTACAGAAGTACAGAACCATTAGAATAGTGTCTGATGATTCTGTAGACGCTAACCATAAGGTTGCTCTTGATCCAGGTACGTTTACTATAGACGGCAGTACAACAGATTATGAGATAAACAGGAACTTTGAAGGTATCACTTTATTCAGCGATGGTGCAAACTGGATAATAATACAGGCGAAAGATAAGTAACGAGAGAGGTGAGAGATGGGTGAGGTAGTAATAAGAGAGGCTGTTGATGAGGACTTACTTGAAGCTTTAAGGTTAAGTAAAGATGTACACCAAGAAGGATCGTTTAAGGATTCTAAGTTTGATGATAAAAAAGCTGCGTTATTATTCTTTGATATATTAAACAGTGATGACAAATGCTTTTACTTTGCAGAAAAAAATGGAAAGCTAGTTGGGTTTATCGCTGGCGCAGTTAATGAATACTTTTTTGGGCCTGAAACCATACTCAGTGATTATAGTTGGTTTGTGTGCAAAGAATTAAGAGGCACTAGGGTAGGGATAGACCTACTTAATAGGTTTATAGAGTTTGGAGATAAAAAGAATGTCTCTGAGGTCTGTATAGGAATAGCAACAAAGATAAATTTAGACAAAACACAAAAGGTTTTAGAAAGCCAAAACTTTATCCACATGGGTGGAACTTTTAAATTAAAGAGGTAGATTATGTGTGGTGGCGGCAGTGCTCCAGCAAATACAACAACAACGACTAAGCCATTTCCAGCTCAGGAGAAGGCTTTAACTAAGTTATTCGGCTTATCAGAAGCTGCATTTGAAGCAGGGCCACAAGAGTTCTTCCCTGGTCAAACTGTTGCAGGTCAATCAGGGAATACTTTAGCTGGTCAGCAATTAGCTTTAGACGCTATTGCTCCTCAAGCTGGTTTAGGTATGGCAGGTGCTAGAGCAGTTCAAGCTGCGTTAGATCCTATGTCAGCTCAAAGTCAGGCTGTAATGGCTCCAGCTATTGCTAAGTTGCAAAGTGAGATCCTACCAGGAATTGGTAGTCGAGCTATCCAACAGGGTGCATTTGGCGGAGATCGTCAGCGAGTACAAGAGCAAGCTGCTGCTGAAGCTACCGCAGGAGCCGCTACAGAGGCTCTCCTACGCAATCAATTGGCAGGTATGTCAGCACTAGGGTCAGCACAGCAAGGCTTACTAGCGCCCGCTACGACAGCCTCACAAGTAGGTGCACAGCAAGAGCGTTACAACCAAGCACTTATTAACGCTGCACGAGAGCGATTCCAGTTCGAGCAGCAAGCTCCAGAGACTGCGCTTGATCGTTTGGGTAGTCGAATTGCTGGTATTAACCTTGGTCAGATTGGCACAGCCACATCAGAAGGCGGTGGAGGCAGTGACCTCGCAAACCTTACAGGCACAGGAATAGCTGCTTATGGCCTATTTGGTGGGAAGGGGTAGATTATGCCGCCACGTGTTAATAATGCAAATACAAAGCTATCTGATGCAGATTTAGCTTTTCTGCGAGCGCCTGAGAATAGAGAGTTTGCAGAAACTTTAAATATAAA